TTGCTGGTACTACTGCTGCCACCTTCCGTGTTACTACTGTTTCTTATACCAACTGAGGTACTATCTAATGGCTAATCTTTCTGTTGCTGCTGGTGGTAACGGTGTTGCTGGTAACGTTAACTTCGCTACCCGCACCGTAACTGGCGCATACGCTTCTACCTATGCTGATAACGGTAACCTGGCTGTCTCTGACAACCATGCCGTTCGTCGCTCGGTATCCCGTACTCATGGTACGGCAACCGCCTCTGGCGTGTTCTCGGAGACTCAATGTCTTCGTACTTCTTACTCTGGTGTTGAGTCGGATATTCCTGCACTTGACGCTAGCCGTACTGCTGTCTAATTAATTCTTATTGGGGGTCCCTTCGGGGATCCCTTTTTTTTAATTCTTATATAACATCATTGTTATGCCGACAACCAATAACGCTCAGGCTGAGCTACAAGCTGTTAATGAAATTCTGGCGTCTATTGGTCAGGCGCCTGTTACCACCATCGAAGCACAAACTATCACTTATCAAGATGGTACTAGTGCTGAAATTCCAATCAACCCGGAAGTTGCAATTGTTTATGAGACTCTGACACAAGTCTCTCGTGAGGTACAGGCAGAAGGGTGGACATTTAACAAAGAGAATGAATACCCCTTAACACCAGATGCTAATGGCTACCTATCTATGACCGGTAGTATGCTGCAGATGGATCTAAGCGATACCCTTGCTAATAATAACTTTGATACTGTTATTAGGAATGGTAGGCTTTATGATAAACTAGAACACACTGATGTATGGGACACTACCCAGACGTATGATGTTGATGTAGTTTGGTATTACGATTTTGCGGATCTGCCTCAAGTATTTAAGGACTATGTAACAGCACGAGCTGCTACCCGTTGTGCCATCAGACTGGTCGGTGATGTCAACTTAACCCAATCCCTAGCTTCATTTGAAACATGGCGCCGAGCTAACTGCATTGAATACGAATGCAGTGAGGGTGATTACACTATGTTCGGATTTAAACAGGGAGACGGGTTCTACAATAGCTATAAACCATTTAAGGCTCTTGCACGATGACAGCAATTTCTCAACGTATTCCTAACTTTCTTGGTGGTGTATCACAGCAAGCTGATGAGAAGATGTTGTTGGGCCAAGTCAAGGAGGCAGTCAATTGCTATCCAGATATTACTCTTGGTATGCTCAAGCGTCCTGGTGGTAAGTTTCTAGGTAGGCTCTCAGGTCTAACTGCCAACACAGCTGATACTGCTGCATGGTTTAGTATCTTACAGAGTGCCACTGAAAAGTATATTGCTAATGTGTCTAGTGCTGGTGTCCTTAGCGTATGGAACTTACTGAATGGACAGACAGCTACTATCAACTACCCAACTGGTAAGCAAGCTTCTATTGTCTCCTACCTAACTGCTACTGATTATCGAAGCATCAAGACTCTTACTATTAACGACTACACCTATATCCTTAATACTGAGAAAACTGTAACAGCTAAGACAGCACCAACCTGGAATCCTAGGCGTCAAGCTACGTTAGTCGTTTCTGCTGTAGATCACGACATAACTTATAGTGTTAAAATTGGTGCTACTACTTACACATATGTAACACCGTCATCTAACTCTGGTAAGCTGTTGATCAGTACAGTAATGACTGGTATATCTAATGCTATCACTGGTGGGTTTACTACTAAGACCATCATTGATAACACGATTTACCTGACATTTAGTTCCAATACTGATGTATCTGCTTTCGGTGGACCTGATGGTAAGTATATCAGAGTCTTCCAAGATTCAATTGAGTCATTTACCAAACTACCTGAACAGGCTACACATAATCAAATAGTTAAAGTTGCCAACTCATCAGCTTCTGTAGATGATATTTATCTTAAATTTGTAGCAGATAACGCTACAAACGGTGTTGGTAGCGGTAAAGGTTACTGGGAAGAAACCGTGTCCCCTAGTGTTAGTACAGGATTCAATGAGAACACAATGCCAGTTGCTCTCATCCGTACCAGCACCAGTCCACTTACGTTTAAAGCTACATTTCTAGATGGGTCTACGCAAGTTGATGGGTCAGCAACAGTTACGGCTAACGACGATACATTGATCTGGGAGCCACGTGGTGTTGGTGATGATGACTCCAATAGCCAACCTACATTTGTTGGTAACACCATTAGTGACATCTTCCTATTTAATAATAGACTTGGGTTCCTAACTGAAGATAATGTCTCCATGTCTCAAGCTGGAGACTACTACAACTTCTACCATAGGTCAGCTACAACTGTCACTGCATCTGATCCTATTGATCTTAGTTGTGCTAGTATTAAACCAGCTGTTGTACGCTCTGTTGTACCAGTTACACAAGGTTTGCTTTTGTTTAGCGATAGCCAACAGTTTCTAATGGAGGCAGAGAATGGTGCATGGACCCCTTCTAACTGTACTATCAGCACTATCGCTAACTATGAGTATGATCGGTACCTGAAGCCTATAGACCTTGGGTCTACTATTCTTTATATTAGTAGGAATCAAAGTTGGGCTAGGGCATTTGAGATCTTTATTCGTGGTCAACGGGAAACACCTTCTGTTACTGAAACTACTAAGGTTGTTCCTGAATGGATTCCTAGTACCATCACAGACGCCGTAGGAAGCGCCCAGAATGGCCTGTGGGTAGGCTCTGGTAGGGCCTCAAGGTATATGTACCTTCACAGGTTCTACGAGCAGGGAGACGAGCGTCCTATGGCCTCCTGGGTTAAGTGGTATCTACCATCTAATGTTATCCATACTGCCATTCAAAGCGATGTTCTGTATGTCATCACTAGTGGTACTGAAGGTTATACTGCAACTCAATATAAGCTTGTATTGGCAGCTACAACTGGTGGTCTTGTTAATAGCCTAGGTAATGCTGTAGACCCAACTCTTGACGCTTGGAGTGAAGTGACTGATGCCACTATTGTATCTCCAGCACCACCCACTGCTCCTAGTTATAACCAGACAACTGATGTAACAAAAGTCTACCTTCCAACTTATTTTGATACAACTAAACCTATCAAATTTGTCGTAGGTACACTAAAGGCAGGTGGATCAGGTACACAATCTGGTTACACCAATACTGCAACACTGTTGTCAGATGGTGGTGGTACTTACTTCAATATTCCTGGTAACGTATCTGCTAACTTTATCTATGTTGGCTATGAGTACAATATGGAAATCACACTTCCCAGATACTACTACAACATGGGTCAGCAAGGTGTTGACTTTACTGCTATCACTACTACAGCGCGTATGTCATTCTATACAGGACTTGGTGGTGATGTTTATTTCAGCATTAAGGATCGTAGTAGACCAGATTGGGCTATCATTGGTGGTGGACAACTTGCTGATTTCTATACTGCTAATACAGCTCCATTCCGTGATACATACGTATATAAAATTCCTATTCATCAGAGGCCTGATAACTATACAATGAAAGTAACATCTAATACACCATTCCCAGTTAGTCTTGTGTCTATGCAATGGGAAGGCAGGTATTCACCTGGATTCTACGGTAGGAGCTAATTATGGCAGCATGGATTGCCGCAGCCATTGGCGGTGTTTTAGGCATTGCTGGCTCTGCCGCTAGCACATCAGCTCAGAATAAAGCCATTGAACAGCAGTACAAGTACGACCTGCAATCTTGGAAATATAGTAGGGATCGTCTTAGAGCTGATCGTAAGCATAACTTACAACAGTGGCGTTATAATAAACAAAACGAAGAAACTCTAGCTGCATTTAAAGATGCTACTAATCTCCAAGATTGGCAGTATCAAGTTAAGATTCAACAAGCAGAGTATGCTCAGCAACTTAAGCAGTATGCTAAGTCCGAGCAGATATTTAACCAACAAGTCACTTTTAATGAACTAGCTCAATCAAGTGCTGTTGAAGCTGAATATCGTAAACTGGAAGACGCCACTAATGAATTAGCTTATCAAAATCAAGATATCATTATTAAAGCGTTACAGGCTGAGGGAGCTACTGCAGTCAAAGGACAAGTAGGTAGAAGTGCCAACAAAATGGAACAAGCTGAGTTTGCTTCTTTTGGTAGGAACCAAGCTATTCTTGCTCAATCTTTAATTAGTGCTCAAGCTGATGCTAGGGGAGCTATTAGACAGATTGCTAACGATAAGTTTGGTGCAAACCTTGCTGCAGAAGCTAACCGTATGCTTGCACCTGAGCGAGGCATTGAACCACCTAGGCCTCTTAGAACTCCAAGGGCTCAGTACCTCAGACCTCGTAAACTCACTGAAGCAGACTTTGGACCTAGGCCAATTAGAGGTGCTAAGGCAGATATGGCAGCTGGTATCCTTGGTGCGGCTAGTAGCGGACTTGCTAGTGTTGCTGGTGCGATTCCAACTCAATAAACTATTTAAATATAAGCTAAATGGATCAAGTAAGTTACAGAGGGTACGCCCGTAGTATAGGTTTCGATCCTATTAAAGCCCCGACAGAAGGTCTCAATCGAATGCAAGAAAGAGACAACCGTGTTATACGTAACATGGAAGAAAATCGTAGGGCTGTAAAGGAAGTAAGGGATGACTATTCCCGTGGTCTTGAGAGAAAACTGAATATTGAATCTCAAGATAGGGATAGGAATTATCTCTATGAAAAATCACTTGACGAAAATAGGCAGAAATTTGTTGAGAAGAAGGCTCAGACGTTAGTTCAAAACGAACTACAACGTAGCAAAAACATAATGTCTACGTTTGAGAGCTTGTCCAAATTTAGCACAACTCTTGCCGATACTGTTACTGAATACAAGAAGAAGCAGGATGAAGCGCAGCAAGCTGAAAGTCGCTTTAAAGTAGCTACTGGTGAGATTCCTACTCAACAAGTTATCGATGCTCAGAAGTTATTTACCTTAGCGAAAGCAGCTGGGAAATCTAATGATATTATCGTTGCTGAGTTACAGAAGACAGGTGCCTCACCTTACCTCATCTCTGCATTGATGTCTAGTAATCCAGCACGTAAGGCTGGTATTGTCCTGCAAACTAGTATTCAAGAGTTAGCTCAGTATCCTTCTTGGGCCCTCAATAAACTCAATGAACGTGGTCTGACAACTGCAGAGCAACGTGCTGCTGCGGCTCCTGGGTTAATGAATGAGTTCTTCAAGGAGCGTGGGTTATCGGATGTTAATCCAATGCTCATTATGGAGCATCTACAACGTGCTAATCTTGCCTATAATGGACACGTAGAAGCCGCTAGAAAGTCTGACATTCGCAATAAGTCAGACGATATCCTTAGTCAAGAAACTAAAAATTTAATCGCCAATCAAACTGGTGAGCAGTTCATGACTGCTCTACAATCAGGAGCACTAACCTATCAAGAGGATGCTGCTACTCCTTTAGGTCTTAAAGGGTCACGGGAGTACTATTATAATATCCTGTCAGATACTACGCTGATTAGTGATGCAGCTGTGGAAAACATACTATCCACTGCTATCACTGATAACGGTCAAAGTATGAAGGAACGTTTTCCTGTTGCATACGATGAGTTGATGGAGAAGCGTCGCTCTGAAGCTAATCAGGAAGCAGCTCAAATCGAAGCTACAAAAGATAGAGAAAACAAAGTTAAACAAGAGCAGCTTGTTGAATACGCCCGTACTAATAACCTTAATGAAGAAGAACTAACTTCTCTCATTAAAAAAGCGAAAGCCGAGGGTGTCCCTACTGATCTTCTACAAGCTCAACTAGCCTTCACTACTGAACAACAAAACGCTGACTTCTGGAATAAGCAATTCCGTGAAGCATATAAATCCGGTACGCTTACTCAAGATGATGTGTATCAACCTGGTGTTCCTGTTGAGGTTAAAGAGACATGGCTTAATAGGGCGCAAGAGCTTGATAAGCGTAGAACTAATGCAGGCATAGACCCAGCGCTAGTTAAGGCTGAGTTTACCGATGAACTTAAAAGAAAACTAATTGGTGATCAGACTGACCGTGCTGCTCACTACAGTCTCCGTAGTGCATCTGCTTATGCTTACAACCTATACAATCAAAAGTTCAAGGAGTACTCTGAGACAATGGAGCCTGGTGCTGCCGCTGCTCAGGCACGTAATGATGTATTGACTGCAATTACTAAAGGTACTGGTAGGTTTGCTGTTATCGGCTCAGCTCAAGCTAATAAAACACAAGCCTTCTATGCTGCCTTTACACCTGGTAAGCATCCTGGTGCACCATCTTCTATCAATGTCATTAATACCAAAGATGTCGTAAATCGATTTAATGCTAATCGTAACATCATCAATGAAGAAGTTCTAGTGAGTCCTACTCTACTTAAGGATATTGATAATAGGATTGCCAACGGTAAGCCCTTCTCAATGCCTGAGGTTTTGAATATTTTACAAAGGGCTCAGCCTGGTACTACTGCTGCTGATCTGCTTAATGCTCAACTTAAGGCAGCAGGACTTACTCAACGAGTGAAGCCTGGGTTTAGGGATACACTAAGTAGGAACATTATGAATGATCCTGTACTACAACGTATCTTCTCTCAACCTACTACTCAGGATCGCCTCAACACCACCATTATTGGTAGTGGTAACGCACCTGCTACTGTACGTACAGGTAATAGTGGGTACTACGATGTAGTTGCTCTTGGTAGTGCTGCTGGTTACACAAACCCCCATGTATTGGCCGCAATGTGGGCAGTGAGCAACAATTTAGGTTATTCCCCCTCAGGGGTTAAAAACGATATATACCGTCTAGGGGTAGGATCACAGTCTCCTTTTGAAGCTACTAAGCAATTGATTCAGAGGATTGGTAGCACTGGTGGTACTCCACGGCAAGCTGCAATGGCTCTTGCTCAAAGCATTCGCCCTAATGATACAGGGTTTGGAGACAAGATGATTAAGATGATGCAACGTATGGGTGTCAATGTTGATGCCATGCAAGTATCTGATTCATCTGGTGATGGGACATTTAATGCTCTACTTCAAGCTGTCATAGGTAAGGAAAGTGGTGGTAGACCTGGTGCTGTTAACCCTGATTCCGGTGCTCTTGGCATGGGTCAAGTTATGCCAGCAAATGTAGGCCCATGGACCCAGAAACACCTTGGCCGTAGGATGACACCTGAACAGTTTCTTGCTGATCCAGCTGCACAAAGGCAGGTAGTAACAGCTCAACTCAGGGAGAACTATCAAGCACAACTCGCTGCTGGCTACGATCGAGATACAGCTATTCGTAGGGCAGCTGCTATCTGGTATAGTGGTAGTGGAGATAACTTAAACAGTACTAAGTCTCAAGGCGGTTATCCTAGTGTTAAGGATTACACAATGTCAATCCTAAACAAAGTCAATCAAATCGCTCCCGCACGTAATCCAGCATTTATGCGTCCTACACTTACACATTTTTACACTACTAGTGATATTGGGTCTCCTGGTCAATCACATGTTGACATTAAACAACAAGATAATCCTAATACCCCGCAGAGTGAATTTAGAGCTAGATTTAAGGAAAATGAACTTGATAACTTTGTTGTTGTTCAGGATCCTGAGTTTGGTATGATTCCCGTTGGTGACCTACGTAAACGTCTTCCAGGACGTGGGGATAACTTTGATCAACATTTGGCCAGAGGTTCTCATGGTATTGACTACCCCACGGCCATGGGAAGCAAACTTTTCCTCCGCAATGGAGCACGTGAAATATCTCGTAAATGGACAAGGTGGGGCAAGATGTCTATTGTTCAGCTGCCGGATGGTCGGCGTTTCAGTTTCTTACATGGTGAATAAATTATGACACAAACCCCTTATGTAGATGAAGAAGAACTGAAGCGTATCCTAGCTGAGGAGGAGGCTCAGTATAAGGCTTTGCAGTCAGAGGCTCCTTCTTACAATCCTAAGACTAATGCCCCTGAGACAATGTATCGGGAGGCTACACCAGCTGAGAACAAGGCAGCTGGTAATGTACAACCTGTTAAGTCTCCCCAACAGCAAGCAGTTCAGCAACTTACTGGTGGTGGAGAAAACCAACCACAAAAGCCTCTCAACAAAGGTAGTGGCTTTATCTATGGTAGTGGTGATCCTAATGCTACCCTTGGTGAAGATGTAGGTGAGTATGCCCAACGTACCCTTGAAGGTCTTGGTGCTGCTGGTATGGGTATCATCGACTTCGGCATGGATGCCATTGGTCGTATCCCTGGTGCTGAGTGGATTGATGATGCTTGGGATGCTAAGACAAAGTATAAGAACCCTGCTTTTCAAAAGGTAAGGGAAGTATCCTCTACCCTTGTGCCTAGTATTGGTGTTGGTGCTGCGTCACGTGTTGCTACTGCTGGCATGGCCGGTGGTCCTATTGCACGTGGCCTTTCCGCTCTTGGTATCAACGTTGCTGGTGATGTTGCTATCAACACTATCAGTGACCAGTCTGAGAGTGATACAGTATCGACGATTGTGAAAGAAGCCGCACCGTGGCTTCCTGTTCCTGATGCTCTTGTGGTAAAGGATAGTGATCCTCCTGAGGTGCGTCGTCAGAAAAACATCTACGAATCAGCTGGTATTAGTATCGTTGGTGACATCATCGGTTATTCTGCTGCTGCTGGTCGTGGAGTGATGGATTGGTTTAAGCCAAAAGATACTACAGCTAAGGAGTTCATGTCCTCCGAGGTTCTTGTTAATGCTGATGCACCTACTGCTACTCGATTGTCTGAGATCGATACACAGCGTATGGAGCTACAGCAGCAACTGGATCAGGTAGCTGCTACACCAGCCATTGATCAAGAGTCACTCATTACACAGCAGAGTATCATTAGTGAACTACAGAGCCAAATTAAGGCACTAGACTCTGAGGGGGCTAAGCTCACTCAACAGTACACTACCACTGGTGCATCAGATCTCACTGAGAGCCCTCTAGAATCGTTTGTAGAGCGTCAACAGATCAGTCGTGATAGTCAGATCGATCAAGTAGGCAAGGGACGCCTTATGGACGATCCTCAAGGGGCTGGTGGTGTTGATCCTACTATCACTCCTACCATGTTCCCTGAGGGTTCTACTGCTGCTCTTAGTATCCCTCCCGGTAACATTGCCCGTAACATGGCGGATACTACTGCTATTAAACTAGGCAATACTACTGGTACTCCTGCTCCGATCCTATCTGAACGTGCTTATTATGATCTCAGTAAAGGCAACACCGTAGCTCGGGGCGTTATTGAAGACCTAGCTGAAGGCACTCGTGCTACAGGTGACTTCGACGCTATTGTTGACGGCTTTAGGTACACTAAGGCTCAGATGAGCGACCAAGCATGGAAGATCTATAATGATATCATCGGTACTGATAAAGTATCTGATCTCAAAAATCTCTTCCTTGATGCACGCGATGTGAAGCATTTGCTTGATGGGCGAGCTATTAAGTACGTTAATGATGTTCAGGCAGAAGCTATTGGCTTTGCTATGCGCGATCTTACTGATAAGTATCTTGGTAAGGTTGTTACTGAAACATCAGCTCGTGCTATGGATACCGTAGGACGTGAAGTAGCTGACATCGCTGAGGGTTATAAGGCGTTTCCTGAGACTGCTGATCTCAGCCGCACTACTGAAATGATTGGTGATCGTCTTGCCTTCCTAATGGAAGAGTATGCACTTAATAAGTACATCGCAGGTTGGGCGCTTAAAAACCAAGATCGTTGGCAGAAGTTCCTTAAAAAGTCACCTGACAAGGAAGCCGCTATTCGTCAGGTTACTGAACAGTTTGACCTTAAGGTACAAGAAAAGAACCTCCAAGCACAAGGCTATCGGGATATGATCCGTAAGATCGCCACTGAACGTCCTGATGCCGCTCAGCCTCTGATTGATGCCTTTGCATTATCTAAGGGTGATGTGGATACGCTTGACAAACTGATGAAGTGGGCCTCCAAGCAAACAAGCCCTATGGGTCTTATTTACAACAGTGATGGTGGTCTCAACGCCTTTGCACAGGGTGCCTGGGCAGTAGTGTATAACAACATATTGTCTGGTATTTCAGCTCTCAAGGCTATTACTGGTAGTACTGTGTTGCTCACACTTCGTACTAGTAATGCATATCTTGGCACTGGTATTGGTATGTTGATGGGGCGCAACACTGTTGATGACCTCCGTAGGGCAACCTACATCTATGGTTCATTCTGGACTGTCAATAAGAGAGCCCTTGGTGCTTCTTGGGATACGTTCAAACGTACCTGGAATAACGGTAAATGGGGCAATGATGCGACAATGGACTTCCGTGAACTAGCACGTGAAGACCTTGTAACTAACTATAATCCTAATCTTTGGGATGCCCTTGCTGATATGGAAGCAGTTTGGGAAAAGGACGGTAACTGGGGGCAGTTATTCCAATATCGCTCAGCTAGGTTCTTATATGATCTTGGTAACTGGCGTTGGGCTAAATACGGTACAAACGCAATGATTAGTGCTGACGCCTTTGTGCAAAGCATTATAGCCTCTCAAATGGCTCGTGCTCGTGCATGGGATGAGTTATTCGGTCTTGGCTATAAAGGATCTGAACTGGCTCAACAGTTAGCTAAGGCAGAGAAGATTGCTTATAACGAAGCGTTTGATGCTATGGGTAATCTTACAGATGCTGCTGCTAAAAATGCTGCTGGAGAGATTGCACTTAACTTGGATAGTGAAGTAGCTAGTGCTATTACTCGTGGTCTTAACAAATTTCCCTTACTTAAAGGGTTTTTTATGTTCCCCAGTACAGGTGTCAATGGTGTTAAAATGGCTATGTCCTACACACCCATTGCTACACTTCCAGGTATGAATAAGTACAGTAAGGTGCTGATGGCTGGCGATGATATCGATAAGATTAAAGACGCTCTTATGGACCATAACATTGCCTATGATGCGGTACCTAACGGTATGGCTATCTTTAAAGGTCTTGAGGCTGAGTACCGTGGTCGTATTGCCTTTTCTGCTCTACTTACGACATCCATGATGGGTTATGCTTTGGGTGGTAACATCCGTGGTAATGGTCCTGTTAATGCAGGAGAACGTCAAAAATTACGTGATAACTTCAATTGGCAACCTAAGACCATTAACATTGGTGGTAAATGGGTTAGCTACGCAGGTTATGATCCGCTTGATACTATCTTAACCCTTGTTGGTGACCTCGCTTATTACTCTCGTGACATTGGTTCTACTTTAACCGAAGACTTTGGTAAGAAACTAATGTGGACCCTTTCTGCCACATTTGTCAATAAGACCTGGGTTGCTGGTCTTGAGCCTATTGTTGCTATTGCTAACGGTGATGAGACCGCCATTTCACGTTATCTTGCTAATCAAGTACGATCTGCTATTCCTATGTCTGGTGCACTTAGTGTTGCCTCTAACGCCATCACTAGTTCCCAGAAGGATATCTATCAAGACATGATTGGCTACGTTAAAAACAAACTGCCTGGTTTCTCTAGTCAACTGCCTGAACAGATTGATATCTACACGGGTACACCCCTTAACGACATTGACAATCCGGTGCTACGTGCTCTTAATGCCATTACTCCAGTTAAGATCAGTGAAGGTACTGAGCCTTGGCGTCAGTGGTTGATTGATAGTGGTTGGGATGGTATCCAAATGATTCGTAAGGATAGCTCTGGTAATCACGAATACACACCACAAGAACGTGAAACTCTGTATAAGTATATCGGTGAACAGCAGATCTGGAAGGAGTTTGATAAACTCAGCAAGAATAAGAAGTACAACGATCAACTAGATCGTATTCGTGCTATGCGTGTTCAAGGTCGCCCTTCTGAAGAAATCAATGCAGCTCAAAGTGAAGTGTATTCAGTGATGAATAAGATTGTTCAGGATGCACAAAAGATTGCTGAATCTCGTATGCAGAAAGATAATGAACCAATGTGGCGTTCTATTCAGGAGTCTATTTATAATAAGAACCTGATGCGTCAAGGCCGCATTGATGATGCCGCACGAGCTGCTGATCGTCGTAAAGCAGAAATTGAACGACTTACTCAAATGTATCGCTAACCTTAGAGATGGCAATTACACAAGAAACATTCAATGGTAACGGGTCCAACTTAGGACCCTTTTCTTTTACTTTCAAATGGCTCAGACCATCTGATATTAAAGTTAGTGTAGGTGGTGTGCTGAAAACAGCTGGCACACACTATAACTTACAATCACTGAACTATACAACTAAAACAGGAGGTCAGGTACTATTTACTGCTGGTAATGCCCCACCAGTTGGTACCGGTAATATCCGTGTTTATCGGGAAACCGATGACAGCTCTTTGGTTGCAACGTTTAGTTCTGGTTCTGCTATTAGAGCCGCTGACCTTAACAGTAACTTTACCCA